AGATGCATTATCATCTGTTTGATATAGTTAACGAAGAAAAGGTTCAGGCTAAACGCTTACTCGAGCTTAGTAAATTAAAACCCTTGCTTGGTCCGAATCTTAAAATCGTCCCTGTTAAAATTGTCTGGACGCTGGAAGAGATTCGGCAGGTTTTTAACGAATACATTAAACTGGGTTATGAGGGAATCATCGTGAGACATTTTGATGCTCCTTATCTTCGTCGCCGTTCAATATGGGCGATGAAATTCAAGCCGAAGAAAAGTGACACTTATAAAATAACTGGTTTTGTTGAAGGCTCGGGCAAATACAAAGGAACAATTGGTGCGATTATCTGTTCAACTGATGACTTTGAATTTGAAGTTGGTTCATTCTCACTTTCGGACGATGAGCGTCACGATCTGTGGCTCAGGCGATTCTCGTTAACAAAATTCGACTGTAAAGTCGGCTATCAGCATCGTTGGGCAAGCGGTAAACCAAAAAGCGGAGTTTTCCTCGAGCTTGTTGAGCGGGCTCCAGAAACTAAATTTATTAATCCATTAGATGAGGTTAGTTAAACTCGACTCTAATGCAATTTAATTGCAAAAGGGAGGTGATTAAACTATGACAAAACGTAAGGTTTTCGTAATAAATCAATCTTCACATGATTACTCATCAGCAAAAGATTTCGGGCGATTAGTTTATATGACAACTGGATCAATAAACCGATTCGCATGTAGTAAAATGGCTAGGATTTTCGAAAATCACTTAAAAAACAGCACAGAACACGATTATTTACTTATTAGTGGCCTAAGCGTTATGTGCGCGATTGCTTGCGGGATGTTCGCAGCCAAACACAGACGACTTAACTTATTAATCTACAAAGCCAATAAAAAAACTTCTGAGTATTATCAGGAGAGAATAGTAGTATTTAACTAAGAAAGGAATACAAATGGCTATTACAAGAAAGATGTACAAAAGAATCGATAACATATTTCAGGACGGGTTGAGCAGAAACTTAACTATCCGGATGTTTATTGAGTTAACTGATAATTCGGCTGATGCATCAGATGCTATTGAGGAGTTCTTTGTGAAAAACTATCGGCTCGTGAGTCGGATTAAAAAGGAGGACTTCAACGATGTTAAAATTAGCCCAGAATAAAATCGACAATTCAAAACTAAAAGACTACAAGACCTGTCCGCGGAAATTCTTCTATTCCCACGTTTTGGGCTGGCAGCCAGTAGCCCCGAATAATCACTTAATTTTTGGCTCGGCTTGGCATGAAGCAATGGAGCATCTGCTTTTAACAAGCTATAGCCAAACGGACACACTGAAAGCCTTTGATAAATTTCTGGCTTATTATCGTGAGCATTTCGGACCTGAAACTGACGATATGTTTAAAGGGAAAACGCCTGACAAGGCTTTTGAACGGCTTAGCCAATACACTGGTTACCATGAGTATGCTTTTGACTTAGAGGATTTTAATACTCTTTATACTGAAATCTCAGGCAAAGTATCTATTGATGCAGATCGTTCGCTTTATTTCCGGATGGATGCATTACTGCAGCATCGTGAAACTAGCAAAATTCGTGCTCGTGAACATAAGACTGGGTCTGGTCCTTATCTTTGGCAGGAGCAATTCCTGCTTGATGGTCAGCCAAGCATCTACAACCATGTGCTGAATTGTCTTTATCCAGCCGAACAAATTGATGGGATTGAAATGAACGGTTGTTTCTTTCCGAATCGTAAAAGTCCGCCAAAGCCAGAGCAGGTTTTTCTCCGGATTCTCCTGAAACGAACCAATGAACAGATGCAGACTTGGCTAGACAACACTCGTTATTATTTGTGGGAACTTGAGCGTGAATACCAATTGCTAGATGATACAAAGGAAAGTGATAAAACTCTTATGGCTTTTCCCTTACGAGACACCAGTTGCTTAAACTACTTCCGGCTTTGTCCCTACCATGATTTCTGTATGGCTTGGCCGAATCCACTCCAACGAGCTTTTGAACCGCCAATTGGTTTTGAAGAACGTTTTTGGGACCCAACTGCTGAGCCTGCAAAGAAGACCTTTAACATTGAAGAACAGGGAGACTACTAATGTCAAAACCTCAAAGTTGTCCCTATTGTGGCGTGAAGTTAACTGAATTATCTAATGGGGCATTTAGTTGTTCGGCGTGTGGACAGATTTTAGCTCACACACCAGATGTTGTTTCACTGTTTGATCTCCACACTCGGGCTTTATGTGCTCACGCTGAGTGTCTTGGGCTAAATTCAGAGAATTTCCACCACATTGTAAATAATGAAGCACCCATTTATACTAATCAGGATTTTTCTCTTATTCTACTTAAGTGGGGTTTAATAGATGAATTAAATAATCCAATAAAGGAACTTAAAGAATGAACCTAAACCCGAACCCAAACCAAAAACTTGATGTAAAGGCTGAGGTTAAAAAGCTTCAGACTATGTACTCAGATAACCCACGGAGTGAGACGCTTAATATGCTCGTGCTTGGCGAAAGCGGCACAGGCAAAACATTCTTACTCCACACTGCCAGAAAACCGATCCACATGGATTGCTTTGATCCTGGCGGAACCATTAATTTACGAGGTTTGATTAAGGAGGGCAAACTCGTACCGGATATTAGATGGGAAGAAGAAAACCCCGAAGCACCTACCGCTTTTAGGGAGTGGGAAAAGGTAATGAAAGCCAGAATAAAAAGCGGATACTTTAATCATTTTGGGACTTATTGTTTGGACAGTTCCTCAACGTGGACTGATGCTATTATGAATCAGATTCTTAAATCTGAAGGACTTGCCGGCAAACCACCGCGTTGGACACATGACTATGTCCCGCAAAAGGTAAAAATCCAGAACTGGATTAAAGTATTAATGAAACTCCCATGTGACTTTATCTTGACTGGGCATCTTGAAGGCTCAAAGGATGAAGTCAGCGGCCAACTTTCGTATCGTTATATGGTTACTGGAAAAGCTGCCGTAACAATCCCGCTGTTGTTTGATGAAATCTATGTAATGGATCCTAAATCAACCAGCAGTGGCGTTGAATACAGAATTTTAACTCAAGCAACTGGGCGATATCTGGCTCGGAGTCGATTGGCTAAAAAAGGATTGCTGAAAACTTATGAGAAACCAGACATTAAACAGATGCTTAAAAAATGCGGATTTCCCGCAGAAGACAAACCCTTATTTAAATAACTCGACGTGAGTCGAAAGGAGAAGTAAAATGACTGAGGAATTTATTGATTTAAGTGGCGTAGATTTAACTGACACATATGAGCCAACTGTTCATCCGGATGGAGAAGAAGCTGAACTTCGCATCGTCAGTTTCATGAAAAACCAGGATAAAAACGGGAACGATTTTGTAATGCCTTTCTTTGAAATAATGGATGATCCTTACAGCAAGGAGTTCGGTGACTATTTGCCTTTGCCGAATGAAGGTATGAGTCCCAAAGAGAAAAATGCTGCTACACTTAAGCTTCTTAGCTTTAGCGAGGCTTTTAGCATTGACTTTGGCGGTCAGCTCGACATAAAAAATGATATTGTTGGTGTTACTGGCTGGGCAATTCTCGGTGTCGGCAAGGATCAGGATGGTAACCCTACTAATAAAATTCGCAAATATGTCCGTGGGGCATAAATAACTAAAAAGAGGTTAGTCTGGGAGTTATTCTTGGACTAGCCTCTTTTGCAATTTAATTGCGGAAGGTGGTTAAAATGAGTAAAAAAGGTTACCAACCTAACATCCCTTCACACCACGCAGAAACTGTACGAATACTCAGTGAAATTCTTAACGCACTAAGTTATCACGGAACTACTCGATATAATAACTTTATAAGTATTAAACTGATTCGTGAGGGGATTGATTTAGTTGATGAATTTAACGAATTAATTAAAGGGAGGTTAGCATAATGAGTTATCGTAGGCCTCGCTTGAGTGTAGATATCACTGAAGAACAAGACATGAAACTTGTAAAATATCTCGATCACGGGATGAGGAAAGTTGTTTTCGGTGTTATGATAGATGATCTTTTAGAGTTAATTGACAGATACGGGGCTGGAAAGGTTTTGGGTTTACTTGTCGAGCGTAGTATTACTTTAAGGGATATGAGTAAACTTAAATTAGGAGACTAACTATGGCTACTATAGATGATCTCTGTATATCAATTAGTGAGATGCCCAAAGCCGATGCTTTTAACTTGATTCGTAAGATTAGACAATCTCGATTAACCAAAAAGATTACTAAGTTTACTATTCGAGCCAAGAGAAAAACCAAGGCCCGGGTAAAAAAGAATCCATTAGAAGCTGTTACAAAAGCTGAACTATTGAAAATGTTAAAGGAGAGTATAAATGAGTAAAGGACGCTTAGCAAGAGTTAAAATTAAACTTATTGACCCAGGAGAGCGTGCAAGAAAGGACTATAATAATATTCCGTCATTGGCTGAAGATATTCAAACCCGAGGTCTGATCCACCCTATTGCAGTAATGGATACCGGGGATGGGCTTTATCTGCTTCTGGCTGGCGGACGTAGACTTGCTGCTTGTCAGCATCTGGATAAAAAAGAAATTGATTGTAAGATTTTTCCATCAACACTCACGACACTTGAGATAAAATCAATTGAACTGATGGAAAATATTCAGCGTGAGAATCTGACATTTTATGAAGAAGTAAATCTTGAGCGAGAGATTTTACACTTACAGCAAGAAATTCATGGAGAGAAAATATCTACATCTCCGGATGCCCCTGGCGTAAGCCGTAGTGACGTGGCTGATATGATCGGAATTAGTCGTGAGAAACTTCGCCAGGATATTGATCTTGCTGATATGATGGAGAAAATTCCAGAAGCTGGTTGGGATAAGATGAAAAACCGGGCTGAGGCGTTGAAGCTTAAAAATAACATCGGTAAGATGGTAGTTCGGCAAGATGCCATTAAACGGTTTGATGAGGAAACTGGCGGAAACCGGGGCAAGGATAAACTAATCAAACAACTCGCTGATAGTTTTGTTCATGGTGATTTTTTTGAGTTTGTCAAGCAACTGCCAGATAATTCTATTGACTTGGTAGAAATCGATCCGCCGTATGCAATTAATCTCGGTAAAATAAAAAAAGCTGACAACGATGTTGGAAGTTATTCTTACGGCGAAACAGGGTATAATGAAATAGACCCACAAGATTATCCTAGTTTTATGCTCCGGACATTTAAAGAATGTTATCGAGTTATGAAACCGAATAGTTTTATGATTTGCTGGTTTAGCCCGGACCCATGGTTTGGCTTAATGCTTGATTGGCTGAAAGCCGCAAAGCTGAAGGTTCGTGGACTTCCTTGTGTGTGGGTAAAAGGTGTTGAAGATGAAACAGGAATGCCTACAGGAATCTATGGGCAGACTAATTCCCCGATGCGGCATCTTGCATCTACATTTGAAATGTTCTTTTATGCTAAAAAGGGCGATCCAAAGATTGTTAAGCAGGGTCGACCAAATTCTTTCAGTTTCAAGACTGTCCCACCAACCCAGAAAATCCATCCAACTGAACGACCAATCGAATTAATCCAAGAAATCCTTCAGACCTTTACTGAGCCAGGATCAAAAATCTTAGTTCCGTTTCTTGGCAGTGGTACTACTATTCTTGCTGCTCATGAAAGTAAGATGAAAGCTTTCGGAACTGATCTGGGCGAAGAACACAAAGAGGCTTTTGTAGCGAAACTTATTGACACCTATCGCAATTAAATTGCATAAGAATAAAAAGGAATCTAACATGGAAAAAACCGTATGTAGTTTTTGTACAACTACTAGCATCAAAGACCCACACAGGATTTATTACAAGTCTACCATCAATTCAGCCTACATATGTCACGTTTGTGCTCGTAGTTTTCTTACTTCAGTATCAACATTCCGTGACAATCAAGTAATAAATCTTAGAAACGAATTACAAAAGGCTATGCATGTCAACGAACGCACAGAAACGAGTAAAAATTAAGTGTAAATGCCCGATGTGTCGGAAGTGGCACAATAAGAAATTCAGATATGGATATATCGGAAAGGGCGTACCTTGGTTTTATTGCCATAGTTGTAGGCAAGTGAAGGATCATTATAACTATGGTATTAATAATTTTAGTTCTATGTAGGAGGAAAGATGAACAGATTAAAAGAATGGCGAGAATTTAGTAAACTGGTTGAAGAACATATTAAAAACTATGCTAACATGCAGTATGAAAATAAAAGCGGCAATGAGCAGATTGATGATTTCACTACTGAAGATTGCTGGCAGTGTATTCAGCGTTATTATAATCGAAGACTTTACAATGCACGAGGTCTTGTTGAATCACG